CCCTTCTCACTTAGTTAAAATTGATTGCCTCACGGCAGAAAACAGATACTAGGTAGGAATATTGATGACTAGGTTTTAGACAAGTAACTTAAAAAATAAGTTGCGAGCCGACCTTCTGTCATTTGGAGTTAGATGCCCATCCCAATGGGATGACACCAGCGTTTTTATACTAGACCTGGTACGGCCACGTAAAGGAATACGACCCCCAATATCGCCAGCAAGGAAACACAAAAAACGAATAGTGTGATCAACATACCATTCTGAATTATGTACCTTACTTGCGTATATCGGTTTTTCTTGGATAGAGTGGTATGAAAACGCTTGATAGCGTTTACTCCACCCCACATGTCTATTTTGATACGGTACGAATGTATCAAGACATGCCAAGTGACCTTCGAGCTCAACTTGCCGATCGTGCCCATATAAATCCTGTGAAGGATATAAATGGAGCGGACCGAACATGCGAAGCCTCTTAGGTATTTTACTAAGGATAAAGTTAATAAGATCATGAAGATCCCCTCTATGTTGTAGTATGCTTAGGTTTACCAAGCTATTATAAACATAATGGAAGTCTTTCAAAGATCTAATATCCCGTCGTAAAAAGAAAGGCCGAACAGGTTGACTATCGTAAAAATCTGCACCACAGCTCTCGTAGAAGAGTCCGGATGCAAAGCTTTTGTCTACATTAATTCCAAAACCAAAAAATTGCAGATTTTCGCAACATTGGTCGTTAAAGATAGCCGGAATGATAATATCATCACCGAACACTTTAACATAGTTCTTGGAGTCAATACCTTGAACACCTGATAAACGGATAGTCGCTTTCGCGATAGCCCAGAATATCAGAGATTCAAGTTCAAAAGTAAAACCATTACCCATAGAGCTGAACTTCTCATATATAACAGAGAAAGGTTCATTAGCTGAATTACACTCACCTCGCTTAGAGCGAAAAGTGTCAAACAGCTTGAACCAAGCTTCAGGTAACAAACACTTAACAATAGCAGTTGCGAGAGTATCGCTTGCCATTGCCAGGTCGATCGTACACAGTCCTAACGTCTTACAAAGACGAGCTAGGGCACGATTGTTCTGTTGTGTATCTAGATCAAGTCCCGCTTTTTTCAACTGCTTTCGGATAAAATTCCCGAGAATCATTTGAAGCGTAACTTGTCCGGATGGTTCTATAGCGATAGTACGGTGCATTGTTGCATTCTTAGGAACAAAAGTTATCTTGTTCGACTCGAATGAAGGTGATACCATATTACGTATGATAGCTAACTCACTGTCTAAATCAATAGCAGGAGGTAGATCATATGCAAAACGGCTTGCCTCAATCCATGCAGGATGCATGGATACTAATGCACACAGATAGCTACGTGATTCATAGTTACAAGCCAAAGGATGGCGTAACTTGAAAAAACGAGTTGTCTCTTCGGGCTTTAGGGGTACAGTGTTCACTGCACTTCCTGGGCCAAAACGTAGCTCTGCCTGTGTTATTATGTCAATGGGCACTGATTGTCCTAAGACTGACGAAATAATCCGTCTGACTTCGTTAATCAGCTCATACTCGTACCCTGTTTTATCAAATTGTTTTTCAACAATTCTGAAACGGGCATTGGTATTTGCACATTGTTGCTCACTCTCCCAAAAACGATTCAGTGCATTTTCTTTACACTTATCGTCTAGGCCTTTAAATGGGAATTTACTTCCCAAAGCCATGAACTGTTGTATAATCCTAACCTGATCAAGATCAGGCAACGCAGCAACATACAGTTGACTCAATCTTTCTGTTAGAAAGACGGCGTTAAAGATTGTACTATCGAGGGCCTCTAGGCCTTCAGATAGCAACATCAGTTCAGGAGGAGTGAAATACCTGTTAAGATTTGGCAGGTAGACCCTGGCCATAGCGAACACACTAGTGTGGTTGCTAAAGCTAAGAAGGCCAGATGGCGCTTCTTTACTGTTTTTAGATTGTTGAGACATTTTAAATCCTTAATAAATGTACCTGAAAGGGTACAAAAGCTTTTAAAGTTGTTCAAAGCACCCACAATTATTGTGGAATGATCGCATTCATATACATTTCAGTAACTTTCTCTTCCGAGATTGCTGTGAAATATTGAATACGATGCAAAACAGTATCCAAGTCTGCGACTGAAGCGCCGACAGGCATTGATACTTCCATCTTGACCACAATAGGAACAATGCGTTCGTTAGACAAACCGGCATTAATAACAACTTCACGTTGAACATTAATAAGGGTTCGAGTAACACCAGCATTGCCAGGTTGTGGTTTAGGAGGAGTACTTGTTAACGTTAGCTTATCTGCCTTTTCGCTTGTATGCGTTGGGCTGATAAAAGAAACTTGGTTCGCAGATATTTCGCGAAACTTAGTTAATCCGAGAGCATTACCGCCTGCTAAAAGGTGGGCTGCATCTACGGTTGCTAATATTGTCATGTTAAACTCCGGGTAGTAGTATACTACTATTAAAAGGTTACTTACGAAAAATTCCTGATATTATCTTGTTAGCTATAGCCAATAAATCGGCCGATTGATCCCAAGATAACGACGCATTAAATTGATGCGAGTACCCATGTTGGGCGAATGGAATTGTTCGTGAGAAGGAAGTCCCTCTCTGTGTAACGGTGGGTTCTGTCATAGCCTCGTAACGAGAACTAGGACGCAATGTTGATACTATTTCGTATTCTTCGAATAAAGTATCATAGCTATTATGAGGTTCAACGCTAATTGCTGCGTTTTGACTCAGATAGCCGCCAAGATCAATAAACCAGTCTAATATGAAACTAAAGGGAACAAGTTCCCAAGCTGTATTCAACAGCGAATCCATATGTAGACCTAAACGGTCGAGAACGAACGATTCTTCTTGAAGAAGATACGTGAATCCTGACTTAACCCCACTCTTGTGGGTGGTTTTATGATCTAGGTTAAATACTGATAGGTTAAATGCTTGATGATGCGAGCTGCAATCACGAACTTTATGTTCCTGAATGTCGCTCCCATACGAGGCATGAATTCCTAACTTTCGCATCGGCTTTATAGCGTCGCGAATGTTTTGGATTTCACCTACCAGCGGACGCCAGCCGTATCTTGCTTCGAGCCAAATATCGGAAGTTATATCAAACAACTTCTTAAATTGGAATCGTTTTAAGCTACGGTAGATGTCCATTAACCAGTTGAAGATACGGTATATCAAACCCCGTACCATAACAACTGTCTTCTGTGTTTCAGCAAGCATAACTAACGATAAAGCCTCTGCACGCCGAGATGCTCCAGTAATCGCTCTATTACGAGCGAGGACGGTATCTGGGTGCGTAATGCCTTGTCGAAAGTTTGACCTGTATAATACTTCTGCTTCGATTCGGGTAGCGGGCACCTTAACAAGGTAACCGTAATCGCGTTTAGTATAAACGCCATTAACCATATCGTACAGTTTGTATGAAGCACAGAAATCCTCACTAACTCCACCTTCTACTGAATACGGCGTATTTCTAATACCATATAAAGTAACAGGGAGACCATTTTGTGAGGCCGACCTATTGGTGTACGTATGCCTAATACAGTCAATCAACTGATCATCATTGGAAAATAAAATTTCTTCTTTTGATTCGTTTGTTGCCTCTTTAGCCATATATTACTCCTTTAGGTCGTAGGTGCCTGTATATGAATATTATTATTCATGTATAGACTATCACCGATGCGATTATTAACCTTATATCAAAGTCGTATACTCGATGAGTTACGTAACGTTTGATACAAGTAATCAGCAAGGATGGCTGATATACAACCATATAGGTTGTAGGAGA